TGGATTTATGTCAGGCTCATTAATAATGATAGCCCGCCCCACAAGCCCCTGTGTGGCCGTCTCGCCGTCCATGACGCCGTCAAAGGTGCTTGGCGTTGTGTAGCCTATCAGAGACAGGAACGGGCGTTCTAAGCCTTGATCCGCCATGCGCAGTTTTTGCAAAGCTGCCTCTGCCGCTTCATCATCGCCGTTGTCCTTGGCGCGGCTTAACTGTGCGATGTAGACCTTTTTCAAATCTCGCTTGATGTCGCCACCAAGCAGCACCCGGCTATTTGCTTTTGAAAAGGTTGCCATGATTGCGCCAAAAATGCCCTCAAGATATGCGGCCCCGCCGCTGCCTTTCTGAGCATTGCGGACCTTCGTAAGAAAAATGCCGATTTCGTCAATGTTGTAATAACTGGCCTGCTGGTCGATCACGTTACGCATGATTTCTTGCTCTGACTTCATGGCTCCATGCACAGCGCCCTGAATTTTCGACGCGATATGCAGATCAGCAAATGCCTGCATCACAGCCTCCTTGCCTGTGCTGGACGCCGCCACGCAGAAGGCAATCATGTTCGCTGTCATGTTGTCGCGCGCATCTTCATAGCGCAGCCCGCCGATGTTGCCGACAGCCACGATGGCAGATGCAACCGCAAGCCGCCTGCGCGGATACCGGCACTGGCTGTCAATCCAATCAGCTACACGCCCGACGAACCCTGGAGGGCGTTGCAAGTCCAGATCGTCAACATTGCACGGCAACGGCCTGCCTTTTGATGTTTCAATTTCGGGCTTTTCAACCTCGAAGTCATCGTGCCTTGGGATGTGAAATTCAAAGTCTGAGAAGTCTGTCGCGTCATCCATTCTGTTTTCCTACCCATGTGGCAAACGCATCCCGCGCCACCAAGTCCATGCCTTTGAACGCCGCAGCGCCAAGACGTTTTGCAGCTTTGTTCGTTAGGCTGCTTTTTTCAAGTTCCAGCAACGCCGCGACCATATAAGCCTCAAGTTCTGGCTGCGTGGCGTATGACGCCCAATTCTGCGCATCGTCGCGCACGCGCTCTTGTATAAGCGGCACGTCAGGCGATCCCGCGCCGTGATACTCAAGCCAATGCGTGACGGTGCCAAGCGTGATTTCTCGGTTCAATGACATGCAAGAGTTCAAGCCCCGCCAAAGCATATCAACCGCGTTCTGCTTTGCCTCATCTGTCATTGTGATGCCTCCGCTTGAAGGATGGCATTGCCGATCATTTCGGGGATTTGGGGGACTACGGAGTTTCCGCAGGCTCCAACTCTGTCCACCGCATTGGAAAACCCATCACTATTTCTGAAAACAAGGGGCTGAGGTATGTTGGGCAGTCTAAAGTAGTCCTCAACCCCTCTGACATTTTGGCGCCACGAAAATGCGGAGAACCCAGATACCTCTTGCGGCTTGTGCCCTTTGGCTCGTTCTTCCCAAGCGTCGGGAGAAGGCCACGATGATACAAGGTTGTTTGCATGTGTTCTTGCGACCCATTCTCCACACGAACCGAAGATCGAACGTACCGGCCCGCCTGCTTTGATGGGGTAGGCCACAATCCAGACCCTTTCGCGACGATGGGGAGCGCCCAAGGCTGACGCCGGTATGTTTTCCCACTCCGCATCATACCCGCACCCGGCCAAGTCTCCGAGAACTCGGCCAAACCATCCGCCTCGTTTTTCGATTGGGCCAGAAAGCAATGCTGCAACGTTCTCCACGATGACGTATTGCGGTCGTAACTCGCCAATAAGTCTGACGATTTCAGACCACAATCCGCTGCGGGTGCCTTCGTCCATTCCTGCCTGCTTTCCTGCTGTGGAAAGGTCTTGGCATGGGAAGCCGCCTGTGATGACATCAACGGAAATTCCGTCTCGTTCAAAAATGTCGCCTGTGAGTTTTGTGACGTCTTCATAGCAAGGCACCTCCGGCCAATGTTTCGCCAATACTTTGCGCGGGAATGGCTCAATTTCGCAGAACGCCACGGTTTCAAATCCGCCTGTCCGTTCAAGGCCAAGTGAAAACCCGCCAATCCCGCTAAACAAGTCTAGCACGCGAAGCTTTTTAATTGCTGCATCATCTGTCATCACTTGCCCCCATACTTCGGCGCAAGATAATCTGACAGCGCCTTGATTGTTGATGTGGTGAGGTTGGTTTCGCGCCCGTTGCGGATCATCGCCAGTGTGTTGCGGTTTACACCGGCCTCGCGCGCCACGATGGTCAGTACCCTATCTTGTAGCGCGGCCCTGATTTCTTCTACATTTAGCATTTCAGTCTCCAAAATTGACAATGTTGTAAATTCTATATTGCACAGGCGCAAATCATGTGCAAGAAATGGCTTGCGGTGTTTGAAGCGTGTTCGCCGCCACGCAGGCCCAATGGGCCATCATATAAGGAGAATGCCTTGAGTATTCTTGAACAAGCATCTGTGCCTGAAATGGGACCGCAGATCATAACCGTGTGCGGTGACGCAGGTTTGGGTAAATCCAGCCTTGCCGCCACATTTCCAAAACCAATCTTTGTGAGATGTGAAGATGGTGTTGCGCGCATCCCAGCGTCATTTCGGCCTAACGCGCTGACGCCGATCAGAGCAGAAGAACAACTGTGGGAGCAGTTGAAAGCACTGGTTCACGATGAACACGACTTCAAGACATGCGTGATTGATACTGTGTCCGCTGCTGATCGTATGTTTGTCCAGTCAATTTTAAAGCAGGACGGCAAGGCCAAAAGCCTAAACCAAGCCCTTGGCGGCTATGGCGCGGGGTTCTCTGCCCTTGCCGCACGTCACCAGCAGGTGCGGAACGCCGCTGAAATGATGCGGATCAAGCGCGGCATGAACGTGATTTTTCTGGCGCATACTGAGGTTGGCACGATGCGCTTGCCCGATCAGGATGACTTCAGCCGGTATAGCTTGCGCATGACACATGACAAGAGCCTGCCGCCCTATCTGGATGATGTAGATGCGGTTGGCTTTCTGCGTCAGGTGATGGTCTTAAAAGGCGATGAAGGTGAGCGCAAGAAGGCCATCAGCGGTGAAGGCCGCGAGCTGGTGATGCACGTCACAGCTTCAAACGTGTCAAAGAACCCCTACGGCATTACAGAGCCGGTTGCGGTTGAATTGGGTGTGAACCCGCTTGCAGAATTTGTGAAAGGATAAACAGATGTCATTTTGGGATTTGTCAGACGGCGAAACGGCAAAAACGGAAAGCAAGGAATACGAAATTCCGGGCGGCAACATGGATCCGATCCCCGACAACAGCGATGTGCTGGCCGAGGTGAAGGCGGTAAAATGGTCATCGCAGAAAGACAAAGAAGAACGCTTTGTTGAGGTGCAATGGCAGATTGTTGAGCCTGCGCAATTTAAGAACCGCGTTGTGTTTCAAAAGCTGTGGGTTGATGATCTGGACCCCGGCGCAAGGAGCGAGGAAAAGGCAAAGGCCAAGCGCGACAAGGCCCGCCGGATGCTGGCAACCATTGATGCCAACGCCAAAGGCAAGCTGATGTCATCGGCAGACACTCCAACAGACGATAGTTTGGCACTGGCATTGCAGGGCGCACATATGGTCATCAAGTGCATGATCTGGGAAATGCCAGACCGTGAAAAATACGGTGAGTTTATCCGTGGTAATTGGGTGAGCGCAATCAAGCCCAAAGGCACCGCTTTGAATGTGGGTGAGGCGAAGGCACCGCCGAAGGCTGCACCGCAAAGCGCGCCGCCAGATCGCAATTTCGATTTAGATATGGATGACGTGCCGTTCTAAAAAAACGGGGTGTTGAAGCCAGCGGCTTAGCCTGAGATTATTTAGAGCCGCCGCTGGCCTCTTTTTCAAGATAACGCAGTAAGGAATGAAATGGAACAACGATCAAAAGAATGGTTCGAGGCACGCAAAGGCCGGGTCACGGCCAGCCTTGTTGGCGGTCTGCTTGGATGCGCGCCATACATGAAAGAGGATGATGCTTTTCGTGCGCTGGCGCGGTCTGTGCATGACCTGCCAAGCGAATTTGAAGGCAACATTGCCACTGAATATGGCACGGCAAACGAGGCACTTGCTTGCTCGGCTTATGAAATGGAAACTGGCAACTTGGTTGAGCATGTCGGCTTTGTGCCGTTTGAAGATTGGGCAGGTGCATCGCCTGACGGTTTAATTGCCCATGATGGCCTGCTTGAAATCAAATG